GCCGTTATTGTAAGACTAACAGTCTTTGCTATTGATATAAGCAATCCAGAGGAAGAATAAGATGCAAGCTCTCTGTTAAGCGCCTTTATGCCTATTTTCAAATCATTGCCATGCAATGGCTGTGTTGGCGCATTAGAGCTAATCATTGAGTAGCAGTCAGTAATAAACTCTCTTACAGTTGGCATTACTTATCTCGCTTTTTATTTTTTCTCTTTGGCTTTTCTTCTTCAATGACTTCTTCTTCAATAACAGGAATTTGTTTTACTTCTTCTTCTTTAGCGTCAGATACTACTGATTCAGCGCTTTCTTTTGTGGTAAACCAAACTCCAGAACATATCAATTCTTGATATTCTTCCCACGAGTTAGCTAATTTCTTTTCGCCATTGGCACCATAAACAAACACTCTAAAAGAATTTTTATCAACCATGTTGCCCATGTAATTAACTAAAGTCATATCAATTCCTCATGTAAATAAAGGCGGCCTAAGCCGCCAGTAATTAGAAGCATATTCTAACAGCAAACTCTGGATTGATTGCTCTACCTGCAATCATATCAATCCTGTCAAGCTGTCTATAGTTAACAATATCAGCACCAAGTGCGTATGTTAGAGATAGCTTGTACAAGTCGCTGTATCGAGTAACTGCCTCAACACCACCGCGCAACTCTTTTAAAGGAGGCGCAGCAAACACAATTGCCTGAGAATGGTAAGCAATAGCTACATTATGGTCGTCACGCAAGTACAATTGAGCGCCGTTAGGAATAGCGGCACTAATGTTTTGGCGAGCGCCAGAAACCACAATTTCAGGGCTAACAGGAACAGTAGCGGCGCCAGCTCCATTGCTCGTTACATCAGCAGTAACAACAAACTGAGCGCGTTGAGCTAAAGGCTCGCGTGTCAATGGATTAACCATATAAACGCCAGCAGCATCAGCAACCTCGATGATATCGCCCTCGCGGAATACTGTGCTACTAGCAACAAGACCGGTAACAGATAATGTGCTTCCACTTGATACAGGTCCACCAGTAATTGTACCGCCAAGCTTAAATCCTGTAGGAGGAGAGCCTCCCGCTTCGCCAGCACCTGCGATTTGTCTTGTAAAGAAGTTTGATTTAAATATATCAAAACCTGACAAGTGACCGATGAATCCATCCATCAATGCGCCAGTATTAACTTTGTCATTGTATGTATTGTAAAGGTCGCTTGATAACCCCTTACTTCCTCGTGGAGGCAACGCAGCATAACGACGACCATCTTCAGGAATGGCAAGCTCTGTCATGTACGTATCAGCATCTAGCAATGTATCGAAATCGATAGCAACGCCAGGAGTACCAACAGCATGATAAACTTGTTTTTGAAGAGCTGAAGCAATATAGCTTTCGCATTTGTTTGCAAGAGTCTTAGCTCGTGGCATTAATGCCATATCCAAGTATGGCTCGTCTCGAACTCTATCGAAAGTTAATTCACTAGCTGAATAGTCAACCATTGTGTGAAATTGCTTATCTACAGTAAGCGGACGAACAACCTGTACACGGTCTTCAGCAGTAGCCGTAGCTCCTTCACCGCCTTGGTATCTTTCTTCTAATCGATAACTTAATGTTTGACCTGTAGCAAATTGGAGTGAACCGAATTTTTCTTGAATATCCCTATTGGCAGTTCTAGCTAAGCCAAGAGAGTTCCAATACCGAATATAAACCTCGTCCAGAATATACTGGGTGGTTTGCAAAATGTTGGACATTTCTTTCCCCGAAAAGTTAAGTTTAAATTAATATTCTCACTTGTCCGGCGGAAGACTTTTTACGCGCCTTTGGTTGGACGACGGAATCCTATACACGTCTTTTATTATTCTTACACAACTTGACTTTAAATTGCAAGCATGATAGTTTTATTTTGAATCATCTATTTGCCTCTGCCCAAGTACCAGCATATCTCTAGGTGCTGGTATTTTTTTATCTTCCTCTCATTCCTTTCAATCTTCTTTCGTTTGATTCTGCTATTTTTTCTTCAATACTTTGTCCTGAAGATTTATAGGGAACTGATTTTCCAGAACCTGATCTAGATACTGGCTTAGGTGCTTTTGTTGATTTTTTTGAAGTTTTCATTTTTTCCTCTAATTTTCCGAATTCAACCATTTGAGCGATAGGGTTCTCTATTCCTCTAATACGCTCAACTTCTTGCGGTGCTCTCTTGCATGCTGCATAAATAAATGCTGCTGGATTGCTAGCAGCGCTTGCCGCATGGTACATAGCCTCGCTAATTTTCCCCTTAACAACGTCTTCAAAGTCATTAAACTTACTTGCCTTGTCCATGAATTCATTGTTATAGGCTTCTTGCTTTGCTGCTTGTTCCGCTTGTATTGCTGCCTGCTCAGATTGATACGCCTTTTGTTTTTCTGCGGCCGCATCTTCTCTAACAGTCTGTATTATTACCTCTTTAAGCTGAGCTTCCCAATCATCCTCGCTATATTTCTTTTGTTGCTCTGGCGGATTTGATTGCTGTGATCGCATAAATTCATCATGAGCCTGCATAGCTTCAGGATTATTCTTATACCTGCGACGAAACATTTCGTTTACTTCTGTTTGCGTGTAGACTTTTTCTTTTTGTTTGTTTCCGTATTCATCAATACTTGATGACTCGTCCTCGTCCGAACCTTCTTCGCTATCTTCTTCGCTATAATCAGAATAATCTTCGCTAGACTCTTCATTGCTTTCTTCATAATCTTGCGATTCAGTTTCTGAATCTTCACTAATGTTTTCATTTTCTTCTGGTGCATCCTCTTTGATATTAGACGTAATACCAGCGCCTTCAAAAAATTCTTCATTTGTCATTTATTTCCCCTTTTCTTGTTTAAAGTTAGTATTGCTAGTTAACAACTTAACGAGGTTATCTGCGTGCGATATTTGCTGTTGTGATGCTGTTCGCTCAGTTTCGGCAAGATAGCGCATTTCCTGGTCTTGGACTTTTGCTGCTGTTTCAGCCATATCTGCGTCAATTTCACGCATCTTAGCTTGAAATTCCATGTCATTTTTTTCTTTTTCTTGCATAAGCTCTTGCTTTTTAAGCTCAAGCTCTTCTTGTTTGTATTGCTGCTCTGCCATAGCCGCTTGTTCTTCAGGCGATGGTTGCTTCTGTTGTGGCTGCGGCATTTCTCCTGTCTTCCCTGCTTCAATTATTTCAGGTGGAACCAGTGTTTTAAGTCTGTTCTTAATCTCAATTGTATTTGCAAGAGGCAAGTTTTCAGCATACAAGTCAATAACAAGATTGAATATTTCTGGATTAACCTGAAGCACTTCGCGTAACGCATCAAGATAAGCTTGTTTTTGACCTTCGAAACTAGGGCCAGCAACAAGTCGAACCTCAAAGCTTCCAGCTTTTAAATCATTCTCTATAATATTTCCATATTCATCCTGTTTATTAATAGTAATGTTCTTTCTGCCCTTATCAGGCGTCATTAAGTTAATTATTCGCTCGCTATCATAAACCTCTGGAATCATTTCGTTAATGATGCTTCCACCTTCTGTTATTGCTTCGTTTACAGCGCCATAAGCTGTTGCAGTTGGATAACTTCCCTGCTGTATTCTTGCATTGATTGCCTTCCCTGATACTTCATTTCCTTGCTCTCCAAGCCTCGATGGATAAAGGCCTGTTGATGTATATAAATCTTCTGAGGCAATTTGATATTGAGTTGTAAGTGATTGTGATAGCTCAGGCCTTGCCAATGGTTCAGGCTTAGCACTTCCATCGCCATCATATGTAAGAACACCATGAATAAGCATAGGATTGCGCCATGCGTTTTGAACATCAGGGCTTTGTATGACTTTTTTAGGAGCCATATATTGGTCATAACGCATAGTTTTCATCGTATACGCTGCTTGAGTTCTCAAGTAGTTGATATACTTTTGGTCGTCAAGCGCATCATAGAAGAACGATTTGCAAATCTGATTACCGTCTTTGTCGTACCATGAATTTTGATCAACAAAAACAAGCGGCAATCTTTCTGATGGAAATATTGATTTTTCTAATTCATAGTCACCAGCAAGCTTATAATGAGTAATAATTGAGCG